TTCAACCATCATATATGCATTGTTATAATAATATGACATCTTGTTAACAACTGACGAAAAAGTATATACATCTGTATAATTATCTTCCCATACAGCGACCTGTTGCATTCGAACGGGTGAAATACCATGAACCCTCATTACTTGTATAACGGAAAAGTTTTCACCGGTACCTTTAGCGGTATCAACACCCAAAACATAAGTCGCACCATCAACAGGTTTTTCCCATATTCTCATCTTTCCTTTTTGATCTAACCACTCAGGGTCAACTCTTCGTTTAAATAAATATTCGAGAGTCTCAGAATCAATAACCGTTGCACTAGAACCAATGAATTCACAACCAAATTCTTGATTAAATTTGATTTTACCAAGGTTCTGTATTTGAGCCTTAGCCCACTCTTCGTCACGACCCGGAACAACTCTATAATTATAACGAGCATGTTTAAATGTGTTTCTACCTTCTTCTGCATTGGTATAAATCTCATGAAACTTATTGTACATACCATTAGGGGTTGATATAATGATAATCTTGGAGTTCTGTGACGCTGAAACTGTTGGATAGTTTGATGCCCAGAACTCATCTGCTTTCCATGATGGCTCAACGAATGCAAACTCGTCACATATCAACATACCCATAGGCTCACCACGAAACGAATCTTTTGATGTAGCGGCTGTATATAATTTCGTATGGTTGTCAAATTCAACGGTAGTTTGCGCCCATCCCGGTACCCCCGGTTTTAACCAAGAAGGTAAAAGTTCATACATATATTTCAGGCGAGATAAGAAATTCTTAGCTGCCTCTGCTTTGTTAGAAACAACACCAATATTCTTGTGACTGTTAAAACAAGCAAACCATAATGCATATGCTGCAACAATGGTTGATTTACCAGACTGTCGTGAAAGGAGACATATGTTGAATCTATTCTCTACAAATTGATTAATTAAATCTATTTGATAGGGATATGGATTGAAAATTATAACCCCACTGTCTTGCGAAACAATTTTAATATAATTGCTGATAAAATATAGAGGGTCATTTTTACATTTATTCAACTCTCTTATCTGATCATGTGTATATTCCCATTCAAGATTGGGGGCTTTTACATATGAATCGTACTTTACATTACCACCGATAATACACCTCCCACTGATTGGTGTTATAATTCATCAGTCAGTTTTTCTGTGATTCAGAAAAACTGACTGTACTGTACGGTATACCAAACAGCTTGTTATTACAGAATCTACATTCCACTCTCTCTCACTAGGTCAGCAATTGGTCCTCTTGATTTATTTCCAGCCAAAACAACATGACCATAGTTATCTTGACCTTTAAATAATCTAACCATCCAATTTAATCCATTATTATCTTGGTTCAAATGAATATTATCTATCTGCCTAACATCGCCTGTGCATATAACCTTTACTTTTTCCCCCATACGGCTCAAAACAGTCCTTAATTCATCTCTAGATAAATTTTGAACCTCATCTATCAATACAATAGCATCATCTATATTCATCCCTCTCAAGAAGTTTATTGGCAACATTTCGATCTTACGTCTGTTCAATTCCAGCTTCATTGATTGAGGATCTTCCCATGCAGAATTACAAATTCTCAGGTCATGAAGCTTTTCCATAAGATCCTGAATTGGTCTAAAATACGGATACATTTTGTCATTCATATCACCGGGCAAAAATCCTAATTCATTGCCAATTTCTATATTAGCCTTAAAAACGAAAATCTTTTTGAATTTCTTTTTTTCGAACACTTGGTCAAACATAGCAGTTAATGCCAAAAAGGTTTTTCCAAATCCAGCATCTGACTGAATGGTGACCAAATCAATATCGTCATTCAATATTAAATCCATAGCCGCTTTCTGGTATTGATTTCTCGGGGAAACTTTCCAAACCTCACGATCCTCGACTAACCTTTCCTCTCCATATCTATTATTGAAGAATAATTTACCATCCTTCCAATAAAAACAATTTTTTTCTATCATTTCACCATTTTCAACATTAACAAATCCTGTATATCTTTGGGACTCAGATTGAAATGGATTGCTATCTCTAAATTCCTCTGACATTATTCCTTGTTTTTGAGCCTTAAACCTTAACAGGTTATCGTTTGTAACAAATATCGCATCAGGAATTTTGTCTAAATTTGATAGTATTTCTTTTATAATAAAGTTATCAGGGGATTCATGTTTAATCCCATTTGATATAACTGTTATATAATCAGCATTATCTCTGAGGACATTTACTGCTCTTGTAACTTGGTGTCTCTTTCTTTTATTTCCTTTTAATTTATCTAACTCTTCTATTACAGTATAAGGAATAAATATGTTATTATCTTCACCGTTCCTTAAAATTTCAATGCACTTCTCATTCTCCAGCAAAACATTTGTATCTATAACATAATTTTTTTTGATCACGGTATCTCCTTTATCAAATATTATTTAAAAATGGTCTTTACTCGGTTAATCAGGCTTTTAATATAAATCCCATGATTTTATTATTTTGATACCATTGTATATACATATTTTTCGGTTAATAGTTTATACATAAAGAAATTCTCCTATCACTCTTGATCTGAATTTGATTTATCTGTTGAAGTTATTTCTACCTCAGTATCCTCCTTTTCGATCATTCTTAATAATTCTTCTCTATTCATAACAACCAATGTACCATTACTTTTTTTATTTTTTTCTTTATTATAGCTATCAAGCTTACCTTGAGCTATAGCTTGTTTTACAAGGAGTTCTTGCTCTTTAACCTCCACCATTTTCATATTATATTGGTGTTTTTGTGTGCCAAAAGTACTATTTTGTAAAGAGGTTGATGCTGATGTGATTGCATTTATAAGCTGAGAACACACCTCAAATAATCTTGCATTTGTTTCTCCGCCATTTATTATTGAGTTTTGTGCTACATCCAATAAAGAATTAGCTCTTTCAATGTTAGATATCAATATACTATCCGCATCGGGTTCGTTACTGACAGTCATTAACTGTTTTCTCATATCCCTAATTGATTCTATTTCCAATCGCCTATCTTCACTGGTATTTATGTTGAATTCTTGTTCGAGAGTGTTTTGGTTGACTTGACTGTTAGCGGGGTCTTCATCATAACTCATTTATTTTTTCTCCATATTTACAAATTTTGATTTATGGTGTAGAATAAGGTTATCTAACCACGGATAATATATATTATATAAAGGGTATATAGTTTTTATTAATAAATCAATAAATCACAGTTTATACTTCTATTTATCAAAAGAGATGTAAATCTAAATGAAGGTGAAAAGGATATGAGTTTACGAATATCGTTGAACCAACCGAAGGTTAAATTATGATATAGAATTTAGTTTTATCATATAAGTCAACGATTCTGATATTTTTGGGTTTAATAAGTTTTTTAACGATTCTGACATAGAGTTTGGAACGTGCATCGGAGGTAATTTTTTCATTATCACTTTTTTCTTTACTTGCAGTAAAGAAGAGGGTATCAATGGAGAGTTTTTTAGATTTCTGTATAATATCAAGTGCATCATTGGTCATAGCGATAACTGTGGCAAAGATTCTGAATGCATCGCCATCATTAGTAAGATCGAAGTTACCAGATATATCTTTATTTTTGATAAAGAAGAAAAGTTCCCACTCATTTTCTTTATCAAGATCAGGGGTAAGAGCGACTTCAATAGTATGCTTAGATGACTTAAATGAACCTCTGAAACCGATACCTTTGTTGTCATGGGGAATTCTTCTCCAATCGAAAGGGTATGGTTTATCAAAGGATTCATTGATATATTTCAGTAATTTCATATATGTATTTATAAAAAGACGTAAGGTGAGAGTTATATGAGTTTATGAATATCGTTGAACCAACCGAATGTTAATAAAAAAGGGTGATACCCTTCTGGGTATCACCCTTGAATTATAGATAACTATACATTTTAAGGCAGATTTTGAACAGCAACCTGAATGTAGTAGTTTTCAGCACCAAAAATGTGTTGATGAATAGCATAACGACTCATCAGACCAACGGTAGGATTAAAGCTATCCTCAAAAACAGCCTTAGAAACAAGAAGCTGAATATAAGGAAGATATATAATACCGGTGTCATACTCACTAGGTCCTTTGTAGCCAATGATGATATCATCAATTGTAGCAAAAGTATCACGATATACAGTCATACGACCATCGAGAGACCCAATCTTTGCTACACCTGTTACTGCGGTATTTACAGCGGCATTTACAGGTTGAATTGTAAAAGACGATGTAGTTTCAAGGGCAGCACACAACGAAGGAGCCGCTACAGTAAAGTTACCAGCACCACGACGAGTATCAACAGCAATGCGGTTTGCTTTACGAATAATCAGGTTGTAGAAATTGCGATATTTTTCTGCTTCCCAACGACCATCAGCAGTAGCATAATTCCAAGCGGTTGATGATGCGTTATTAGCGGAAACCGAACGAATTGTGTTGATAAGTTCACGGTCAATTTCAGCGGTGATTTCGTAAGCAAGAACGTCCATCATTTCTTCTTCGAGATCAAGACCATGCATCGCCTTTAGATCTTGAGCGACTTCAAGACTCCAACGAGAACGCAACTTACGGGTACCCGCTTCAACTTGAGCCTTTTCAACTGTCATGCTAAGTTCTTTGATTTGCTTTCCTGAACCAATACCAAGACCGCGATCACCAGTGCCAGCAGCACCTGTATCTTGAGACAAATGTCCGTCAACAGATGTATTAGCAGCATCTGCAGCACGAGAACCAAGACCCTCGGCGTTAACTGTGGTCATACGTTCTTGATTTTGATTATCACCGGTGTAATAAGGATCAACAGTGTTGTATCCTATTTCCTGACCGGTAGC